TTATTATCAATTAATTCAATTAATTTTTCACCCATTTTCTCTAAACTAAATTCTGTACGTGAACGATACGATTGTCTTTTTGCTCCCTCACTATATTTTTTAGAATTTTTATAAACATCTTCTAATACGTCAGCTGCCTTTTTATAATCAACTGTAAACCATCCACTTTCAGGTATTAACATATTTTGTACTACTGCTGAACGATCTATTTGTGTTATTTGTCCTGGGAGTAATGTTGACATTTCGGGATTAAGGAAATCTAAATGTCCACTATATGCAGGAGCAATTACTGGTTTTTGGCTTACTGAGGCTTCAAGTAACGGTCTACCATATCCTTCACCTTTAGTAAATGTAACATGTGCTTTTACTTTTGGGTGGTTATATAATTCATTTACTTCTTCATCACTTAATTCACCATGTAGTAGATAGATATTAGGCAAATCATCATCACCTACAAAAGTACGTATTTTATTTATTTTTTCTAATATTTCATCTCTATCCATAATAGAGTAGGTAGCGGATGATGTTTTAAGGATTAAACCAGGTTTTTTACCTTTGCCTTTAAATGTTTCAAGGAATGTTTTAACTAACATACCTGTATCTTTTCTATCTTGTCCTATATTACCTTGTAACCAATGACCAACGAATAAGAAATTAAAATCTTCATCAATTGTATCTAATACATTATGTAATTCACTTGAAAATGTTTTATCTAATACTTTAAATATATTAGTATCAACACCTTCAAATAGTACCTCTACTGGTTTTTCTAATTTGATTTTTTTAATTACTTGATTTGAATTTTGATCACGCTGTTCAAATTCAGATGTCTTAAATACATTTTTAGCATGTTCAGATGATACTAAAGTTAAATCCATTCTATTAACACCTTCAATCCACTCAGGAGCGCATATTGTAGTTTCAATACCGGCTGTAACACCTATATTAAATTTACCAACAGGTTGAAATTCATTTGGTACAGTAATTTGCATCCAAACATCTGGTTGTCTTGGTAGTTGGGGTTGGTTCCAACATAAATCTAAAATCTGTTTATGTTCCGGATTATCCTCTTGTAAAAACCCAAATGGAGTCGCTCCCCATCTTTGTGGTATAATCTTGATATCGTATTTATCCGATTTGATAAGAGCTTTTACAATGTCCCTACTGCGCGCTCCATATCCACTCCACGTATCAACTGGCGCGCTTATAAAAAATAATGGTTTCATATAACTTATTTATATTTTGCGATTGGATATTTAACGTAATGTTTAGGTTGTTTAGGTGTTTCTACTTGAATTAATTCATATTTATATCGTGGTTGCCATTTAGCAAATGTCTCATCAATTCCGTCAATCACATTTTTACACATCCATCTTGCTGATTGCATTGATTCATCTGATATAACCCATTCATAAGCAGCATCACATTGTTCTTTATATAATTCAGGATGTTTTGTTTTTACTTGATATAAATCATCAATTGCTTCAGCTATATCAAATGGTTCTGCTCTATCGTCAAAGATATAAGGTGTTGGTACTGATCCTAGTAATGATATATTACTTGGAAATACGGGATAAGCCCATTTACCATGTTTCTTATATCTACCTCTATGGTTAGATCCAAATTCAGGCGTGAAATCAATCCACTTACCATTCTCATCCTCAAATCGCATTTGGTCTTGCATACCACCTGTTACTGTTGCTATAATTGGTTTACCACACATTCTAGCTTCAGTTAATGATAATCCCCATCCTTCGTTACTTGATACTAAAGCACATCCGTCTGTAGCATTATAAAGTAAATTCATAACGTTAGATGGATATTTTCCTTCATCAAATATGATGTTGTATTTCTTTTCATTACCAAATAACATTTGTCTTACTGCTTCTAAATCCGTTCCATTTTCATCTACTACTTGAGTATGTAATACTAAAGCTGTTTTAGCTGCTTTGTCTTCTGGTAATTCATCAACGAATATTTTCCATGCTAACATTAAATCAGGAACTGATTTACGGCGAATATTTCTTGCATTATATAATAAAGTAAAGTCATATTCTTTATCTTTATATAATTGTTTTTTAAAGTCTTGTAATGCAAGATATTCTGGGTGTTCAGTTGTTATAGGGAAGAAGAATTTTTCATTGATACCATGTGGAACATACTTAATAACTTTTTCAGCTGATATTTCTGCTCCTAATACACATTCATTAATGTTTTTTGTTTGTTTACTAATTGCAAGTAAGGTATCACATGATTCATAGAACGATTTATTATACATTGGATAAGGTAAGTCATCCCAAATGTTTAGATAAATCATTGGTATGTGTTTTCTAATTTCATGTTCCATTTGAAATAACCAAACCCAATATCTTGGATCTGTAAACATCATGATTGCATCTGGTTTTTCAATTTGCATTATTTGTTTTAAAAACATTGCATCACCATAGCCATTTGATGGATATAGAAACACACTAGCATCATCTATTTCAGCATGTTTACCAGTATCAACACTAATATCAAATCGTTTACCAGCATCTGGGTGGTTAATAGCCCCACCTATGTTTACCCAATTGTAGTGATGAGCTGTACCTACAACGATTTCACGAGCCATCGTGGATATACCAGATGTCATTCTAATGTCGTCGCACAAAAGAAGTATCTTTTTTCTTTGGTCTTTAGGAATATGTCCTTCCTTCATAACTTTATAATTTTTTATTTAATATAATTATTTTTCTTTGTATTTCCAAATAAATCCTTTATAACTTTTTCTTTTATTTTTACAACATTCACTTATAGCAGCACTTTGTTTTGAATTAACACTAGCTGCTGCTTCTATTTGGCTATTAAATTCTTCTATTAATATATTATTAAATGAATATTTTTCTACTTTTTTCATATTATTAACCATTGGTTTGCCTTTCAAAGATAAACTTGTTTTTAATCTTGTCTGTTCAGATTTAGGGCCACCCCCTCTATCATATAGTTCGCAAAATAAAACTTGTTCCCAACCAACACTTTCTAATATGTGTTTTTTCCAATATATTTCTTTTTCATTTAATTGCTCAATAATACATTCTTCAATAATTTCAAATTGGTGATTTTCAAACCCATGTTTTTTAAGAGAATTATATAACTTAGGTCCTATTATTTTATTATTACTAATATACTTGTATTGTTTAAATCTATTTTTAATATTAACAGATTGACCAATATATATTTTACCTGTTGGGCTTGTTATCTTGTAAATTCCTGTTAATTTCATTTATAATCAGTTTTTCAATTAATTTTTGCAATTTCAAACCATTATCATTACAGTGTTGTTTTAACTGCTCATGAATTTTAATATCAATTTGAATTGCTTTTGTTATTTGTTTCATCGATTATAAATATATAGAAACTATAGAAGACTATAGAGAATTATAGCTTATTTAAATAATTTACAACTTCATTTAAAGAAGACAAATATTTCCCTCCATTATTCTCCACCATTTTTCCTACTTTATCTAAAGATTTAATTTGCTCTTTATCAAATTCTTGTTTTCCATCCTTATTAATAAAACAGAATATAGTTTTCCCAGGACGCTTATTTGAATCATCTATCACTTCAGCAATAGAATATGAACCTTTCATTTTAGGTGTAATTAAATATAAACAATAATCACATTCTTCTCTTTTTTTTTAATTCTTTTTGGTAATCCTCCTCAGTCCAATTATCTACAACTGGATTAAAATAACTGATTTTTAATCTAGGGATTAAAATATCCCTCCATTTTGAGCCATTGCATGTTCCTCCTAAAAATACTTCTTTCATGTAACTGTTTTAAATACTTCCTGTAAATTCTGTGTCTAATTGATTATGAATTGTTTTTCTGAATTCTTCATCTGTTAAATACAAGTACATACTACGTTCTGTTAATTTTTGTACGCTGAATTTGTGTTTAACACATGCTATTTTAAATTGTTCAAATAAGTGATCAGGAATCTTCACTGATGTTAATTGCATGTTTTGTTTTGCCATAATAATATATTTGAATATAAATATATACGTTTAGGCAGAAACCGCAACCTTATCACAAAGTTCTGGTTTGTCTGCGAAAGGACACCATTTGCAACTACTTTCACCTACATTCTTAATATACGATTTTATTCTCGGTTTTCCACCTTCATCAAAGCAATCTTTAACGAAACTTTCAAATTTCTCTATTGCTTGTCTTCGTTTGGATTTTCCGCTTGCTGGTTTAAACTCTTGGACTCTGGGAATTGGATATTCTGATTGTTCATATATTTTTCGCTTAACGATAAAAAATTCGACATCGATTTGTTCCACATCTAATCCATATTGTCTAGCGAAAAATTCTTTGTAGAGCAAGATTTGAGCAATTTTTGTTTCATCCTGTTTTTCATGGTCTTTCCATCCACGGGTCGACGTTTTGATGTCATAAATGTATAATTTTTTTAGGTCCTCATCATACAAAGCAAAGTCAATGAATGCTTTGTAATAAATATTGTTTGATATTTTTATTAATAAAGGTAATTCTATACCTAGTAATCTTACATTTTTTATAGAGAATAAACCACCACTTTTCTTTTTAATCCACTGAAGTATAGCTATTCCATCTTCATAAAATTCTCTCATTTCAGTTGGATTAGTAAAGTGTGATTTTGTTCCCTCGTATTCTTTCTGATATACTGCTCTGAAACGTTCTTGAAATAATGCTTCTAAATCTATTTTATTAGCAGCAACTCTACTTGTGTTATATAGTGTTTCAAGGTATGTTTGTAGTGTTTCGTGGAAAGCAGTTCCAAATACAGTGTGTATTGATGCTTGATATGGTGCTTTGTTTTCTACATAAGTTAAATACCATTTATGTGGACAGGTGCTATATATACTATATTGACTATAGGATACAGTTCTTTGATAAGAATAATTTATTTCAGGAGGAGTATGTTGCTTTATTTTTAACTCAATCTCAGTTAGCTTTCTTTTTGCCATATTTTGCTCGTATAACCTCTCCTAAATCGTTGTCATTAGGATATTGTTGAATTAGATCCTGGATGTTAGCTGTTTTCATTATTTCTTTCTTGATATATTGAGCTGCATCTAACAATTCCTCGTATAAATGATTTAGGAAATCATCGTGGTTGTTTTCATGTAAAGTAGTATTGTACTTATCTTCACCACGTTTAGCACGTGAGAATAAGTCCATTATTACTGCTTTAGTTACTTCGTCTTTAATGAAGTTATCTTTAGGATTTATTATTTCAATGTCCATTTATCTGTTGTTTAATGGTTTCTAATTCATCTTTCGGTAACATACTAATATATTCCTTTGCTTGTTTCTTTGATACTTCAAAATAAGTAGATACAGCATCTACTTCCTCTTGATTATACTCTACCTTTTTAGTTGGTTTAATATACTTAAGGAATTTGTATTGCTTAGGAATAAGGTCCTTATATAGGTTATAAAGATATTCACCTTTCATTTGCCAGGTGTTCTTTTGTACTATATTAACTACCTCAACATAATCTTGGTCCATACTTAAATAACGATTAATCATCCAGTTGTTCCAGCCTTCGTCACCTAAGTAAGGACCCTTATTAGTTGTAATATTTTTTATGTGATCGAATATATTCATTAATAATTTTTACTTGAATCAGAGTATTGTGATTTAGCTTGACCTTGTGATTCTAACATCTTTATTTGGCCAGCCAAAGCTCTCACTCTATCAATAGCTCCATCTAGTTCTTCTCTTAATTTAGCATTTTCAGCTTTTAAAGCATCATTTTCAGCTCTTAATTGTTTATTTTCAGTACCTACTCTTTGGGCTACAGCTATAGTTTCAGAAACTTGCTGTTCTAGTTCTTCTTTTTTCATTATTATGTTTTTTATTTTTTTAAAAATGTTTAACATTACGACATTTGGATTATTTTAGGATCGTTTGTTTGTTTTTCTTCTTCTACTACCTCAACAAAGTCAGTTCTTAACTGTGGAGGAAGAAATTCGTTATTTACATGTCCACATTTAGTACAGGCAAATACAGGGATTGGAATTAATGCATCGTTTGGTGTTCCTGTTAGGAAACGAGATGCTTTACGTAACATTACTCCTTCTTGGAATACGTTGTTTTTACAGCTATCGCAAGATACACCTGTGGTTTTATCTAAGCTGATGTTCATTTGTTGTTGTTTCATTATAATACTTGTTTTATTTCCATTTTGTTTTACGATTGTATTTCCAAGTTTTATACATTCTAACCTGATATTTGAATATTCTCTTTATAGGGTTTTTAAACCCTTTTCTGTATTTAGGGTATTCGATAATACCATCATCCCAATACACAGGATATTCATAATTTAGAAAGATAATTCTATAATCCTTTCTATTCGTTGCTTTGTTCAGTTTTGCTCTGTTTCTGTTTTTTGACATATACATTAGGTTTTACTACCTAATGCTGTGTTATTTTTTTCATTTATTTGTTTTTAAATTTAAAGATATACCCAAATGCTGTTTTTTGTTTACCATTGCAGCAGGCACTTATATCTCCTGCTCTTATACCTGTTTGTCTTGCTGCTTCATTTATTGAAATATACTCACTTATTTTTGCTCCTCCTACTAAATATTGTTCTACTGGTTTTTTAGTTGGGTGAGAATCACTTATATTTTTTCTCCATTCAGCTGATTTTATTCTACCTTTAGCCGATTGACTTTTCTTTTGTTTTGTTTCTTCTGAATCTTTTTTTCCAATATGGGATTTACTCATTTTTTGTTTTGTTGCTTCAGACATAATTCCTGTTCCGTTTGGTTCTCCTCCTGCTTTTAATACTAATCCATTAGGATGAAGAGCATTATAATACTCAGTCCAATATAATTCACGCTTATTTAATTCTTCTAATTTACATTCTTCAATAATTTCAAAGGTATGATTTTCTACTTTATATTTTTTAATCGAATTATATACTAGAACACATTTGTTATTATTTAAATTTTTATGAGCTAATATTCGTCTATGAATATTTTTACTTTGACCAATATAGACTTTACCTTTAGGGTTTGTTATTTTATATATTCCTATCATATCAATAAATATATGGAGGATATATTCCCCGTCAGGGATTA